ATCTCTATGGTGTGAATGTTCTTGACTATCTTGAACTGTATAGAAAAAATACATTTATCAAACAAGAGAGTTACAAACTTGACCACATAGCACAAGTTGAACTGGGTAAAGGAAAACTAGATTATTCAGAGTACGGTTCTTTACACACATTATACAGAACTAATTATCCGTTGTTCTTAGAATACAATGTCCGTGACGTAGAACTGATTGAAGAACTGGAAGACAAACTTGGTTTCATTGAGTTGATTCAATCAATGGCGTATACTGCTAAGTGTAATTATGCAGACACATTTGGAATGGTGAAATATTGGGAAACCATTATTTACAACTTCCTCAAGGAACAAGGAATCCAAACACCACCACAGAAATTACGTGGACAAGAAAAGACCAATAAGATTGAGGGTGCTTACGTAAAAGAACCATTGGTTGGCGGTCATGACTGGGTTGTAAGTTTCGACTTGAACTCATTGTATCCACATATTATTATGCAGTATAATATCTCGCCTGAGAAAATGATTAGGGGTAAGGTAGATACTTCTGTAGAAAAATTACTTACTGGTAAACAGACAATCAAAGGTGATTATGCTGTAACACCAAACGGTGCACAATTCAAAAAAGACAAACAAGGTTTTCTTCCTGAACTCATGGAACAATTCTATGACGAAAGAAAGTTATGGAAGAAGAAAATGATTGGATATCAAATTGAACTGGAAAGTGTTTCGGATAAGAAACAACGTACAGTTTTAGAAACAAAAATCAAACGTGCGTATAACAACCAACAAGTTCGTAAGATTGCATTGAACAGTGCTTATGGTTCTCTTGCTAATCAGTGGTTTGCATTCTTTTCTGTAGACCTTGCAGAAGCAATTACGACTTCGGGTCAGTTGATTATTCAGTGGGGTGAGAAAACAATCAATGATTGGTTGAATCAAGTTCTCAAGACAGAAGACAAAGACTATGTGATTGCAATCGATACTGATTCATTGTATATCACTCTTGACGATTTAGTGAAACAAGTCTTTCCCGAAGATACACCGAAGGCAAAAATTATTGACTTCATTAATACTATCTCAGAAGATACTATTGAACCTGTACTTGCAAAAGGATATGATAAACTTGCAAAAGATACAAATGCATTCCAACAGAAAATGCAAATGGGTCGTGAGGTAATTGCAGACAGAGGTATTTGGACTGCTAAGAAGAGATACATTCTTAACGTACATGATAACGAAGGAGTCAGACTCAGAGAACCTAAACTGAAAATGATGGGCATAGAAACTGCAAAGTCTTCTACACCACAATGGGTTAGAGGTAAACTTACAGACGCATTTAATGTTGTCATGAATGGAACAGAACAAGACCTATGGGAGTTTGTAGAAAAAGCACGAAGAGACTTTAGAACGCTACCGCCTGAGGACGTTGCATTCCCTAGAGGTTGCCGTGGTCTCAGACAATACTCAGATAGAACAACTATCTACAGTAAAGGAACACCAATACATGTGAGAGGTGCATTGTTATACAATCATTTACTTACACAGAAGAATCTTGACATGAGATACGAAGTAATCAAAGAAGCAGAACAATTACATTTCTCATATTTGACTACACCGAATCCTATCAATGAGAATGTGATATCTTTCATTGGAGCGTTACCAAAAGAATTTGACCTGCATAGATTTATTGACCATGACAAACAGTTTGATAAAGCATTTGTTGAACCACTAAAAGCAGTCATTGGACTAGTAGGTTGGAATCCTGAACCAGTTGCAAGTTTAGATAGTTTCTTTACATAATAAATAGACCCTTTTCATAAATAAAGGGTATGTATGAATATAGAGCAAAAATTTTAAAAGTCATAGATGGTGACACTGTTGATGTGGATATCGACCTAGGTTTTGGCGTAGTCTTAACAGACGAAAGAGTCAGAATGATGGGCATCGATACACCCGAAAGCCGTACTAGAGATAAAGTTGAAAAAACTTTTGGTAAAGCTTCAAAGGCACGTCTGATTGAAATTTTAGGCAAAGAAACTATATTACAAACGCAAATTAATAGAAATGGCGAAGATATGAAGGGGAAGTTCGGTAGAATATTAGGTGACTTCCAAATTGAAATTGACGGTGAAACTAAACTTGCTACCCAAGTATTAGTAGAAGAGGGACATGCAGTTCCTTATTTTGGTGGTTCAAAAGAAGAGATTCGAGAACAACATATGATTAATAGAAAAAGATTAATTGACGAAGAAGTTGTAATAATGTCTTATGATAAAGCAGGAGTTCAATAATGTTAATTGAGTGGATGGACGTATTTTATATAACCATGATAGGTATAATATTTGCATTCATAATTCACATTGAAACAGAACTCCATACGATTAAGACTATGATTGAAGAAGTCATAAAGTTTGATGAGTCTAAAAGAATTAAAAACGGTAACGGGCATAAAAAAGATTAGAAAACCCCTTACAGAAATTTATTATACATAGTATAATAGGTATACATTATGGAGAAGTGTTATGTCATTTATTAAAGACTTAGTAAAGTCCACTGGGAACGAATACGCTAGTGTTGTTTCCGATGGCGTGGCTGCTGGAGACGTTGACTCGTTTATTGATACGGGTTCTTATATCTTCAACGCCTTATTGAGTGGTTCACTAAAAGGTGGATTACCTAAAAACAAAATCACTGCACTTGCAGGTGAGTCTGCCACTGGTAAGACTTTCTTTGCATTGGGTATGGTCAAACAATTCTTGGAAGACCACCCTGAAGCTGCTGTGATTTACTTTGAATCAGAATCTGCACTAACGAAAGATATGATTGAGGAAAGAGGAATCGATTCCAATCGTATAGTTATCGTGCCTGTAGTGACGGTTCAAGAATTCAGAAACCAATCGCTGAATATACTTGATAAGTATCTTGAGACAGAAGAGTCAGAACGTCCACCTATGATGTTTGTACTTGATTCTCTTGGTATGCTATCAACTACTAAAGAGATTGAAGATACTGCAGAAGGAAAAGAGACAAGAGATATGACTCGAGCACAAATTACTAAGGGTGCATTCAGAGTTCTAACTCTTAAACTTGGACGTGCAAAAGTGCCAATGATTGTAACCAATCACACTTATGACGTTATAGGTTCCATGTTCCCACAAAAAGAAATGGGTGGTGGTTCAGGTCTTAAGTATGCGGCCTCTTCAATTATATTCTTGTCAAAAAGGAAAGAGAAGGACGGTACAGAAATCATTGGTAATATCATTCATTGTAAGAATGCTAAATCAAGATTGACTGTGGAAAACAGAATGGTAGATGTCAGACTTACATATGATAAAGGTCTTGATAGATACTATGGGTTACTTGACCTTGCACTTGCCTTTGACGTATTCAAAAAACAAGGAACGAGAGTTCTTTTACCAACAGGTAAAACAGAATACGGTAAGACAATCAATAACAATCCTGAAAAGTATTTTACAGAAGACGTTATGGATAAATTAGAAGAAGTAGTTAATGAGTATTTTAAGTATGGAAAATCAAGCGAGACTGGAACAGACGATTCTCAAGAATCTAGTTCTTAACGAAACATTTAGTAGAAAAGTATTACCCTACATTAAGGGTTCGTATTTCACTGAGATGGACGAAAGGACTGTCTTCTCAGAGATATCTGATTACTTTTTAAAGTTCAACCAGCCCCCTACAACTGAGGCACTTCTCATAAATCTAGATAGTAATGAAGAGTTATCTGATAACATTCTAGGTTCAGCAAAATCAGTTGTAGCGGGGTTCGGTTCTTTTGAGGAAGATACTCCTGTAGAATGGTTGACGGAAGAAACTGAGAAGTGGTGCCAAGACAGAGCAATCTATCTTGCACTTATGGACAGTATTGAAGTCGTAGACAAAAAGTCTCAAAGGTCTACAGGTGAGATTCCTGAATTATTGAAAGACGCCTTATCAGTTACATTTGACGCAAACGTAGGTCATAATGTATTAGAAGACTCGGAGAAAAGATTTGAGTTTTATACTACAGAAGAAGAGAAGATACCATTTGATTTGGAATACTTCAACAAAGTGACTAAGGGTGGATTACCAAACAAAACTTTGAACATTTGTCTCGCAGGAACAGGTGTTGGTAAATCACTATTCATGTGTCACTGTGCTTCTGCTCACTTACTTATGGGTAAGAATGTATTGTACATTACCATGGAAATGGCAGAAGAAAGAATCGCAGAAAGAATCGATTCAAACATTATGAATGTACCAATCAAAGAACTGCCTGATATGTCTAAGTCAATGTATGGTAAGAAGATTGAAAAACTAAAAGACAAAACAAAAGGTAGAGTATTCATTAAAGAATATCCTACAGCAGCTGCTCATGTTGGACACTTTAGACACTTACTACAAGAACTAGAACTCAAGAAAGATTTTAAACCCGATATAATCTATATCGATTATCTAAACATATGTGGGTCATTACGTATCAGACCTGGCGCTGGTGCAAACTCTTACACATTGGTCAAGAGTATTGCTGAAGAAATGCGTGGTCTTGCGGTTGAATATGACGTGCCCATTATGAGTGCAACACAAACTACAAGAAGTGGTTTTGGTTCTACCGATATTGGTTTAGAAGATACCTCAGAATCATTTGGATTACCTGCAACAGCAGACTTTATGTTTGCTTTGATTACGTCTGAGGAACTAGAAGAGTTAGACCAAATGGTGGTCAAACAATTGAAAAACAGATACAACGACCCTACAGTATTCAAAAGATTTGTTTTGGGTGTTGATAGAAGTCGTATGAAATTCTATGACTGTGAACAAGAAGCACAGGAAGAACTCGTTGATAGTGCAATTGCACAGGAAGACGACACGCCTGTAATGGACAGAAATGAGAAATTCAAGGACTTTAAAATATAAAAATACCTAAATAGTAAGACAGTATGGTATTATTATGGCAAAGAATTTGAAATCGCAAGAAGTTCTAGACTTACTACAACAGAAAGTTAGTTTGAAAAAGGAATTAAGACTTGCAAGAAAACAAAAAGACTCTAATGAGGTGCAACGCCTCAATGGTGCCATATCTTCTATTGACAAACACCTTAGTTCGACACCATTACAGAAATCATAAATAGTAGACAAACACTTCAAAAGGTGGTAGCCTACTATTATGGCAGTTAAAAATTTACATTTAGAACATTTAGAAGACGAGATTATCAATAATGGTATTGATGGTGGACGTTCTGCTATCTATTTCCTTATGGAACTACGCAAAATGCTCAAGGGTAATAGTAGTTCACGTGTTAACATGACTGTCAAATGGGACGGTGCACCTGCTATATGGGCAGGGCCTCACCCCGAATCAGGTGAGTTCTTTGTTGCAAAGAAATCTTTATTCACCCAAAAACAATTACACTATAAATCAGAACAAGAAATCAAAGACGCACCTGAACTTACAGGTGACCTAGAAGAAAAATTCCTTACTTCATTTAGATATCTTTCAAAAGTAGGCATGAAAGAAATCCTACAAGGTGATTTAATGTATACTAATGATAAAGGTTCTACTAAATTTGATGACGGTAAGTACATTACATTCCAACCTAATACAATTCTATACGCAGTCAAAGAAGATTCAGACTTAGGTAAAAGGATTAAGAAATCAAAAATGGGTATCGTATTTCATACCACATACAGTGGTTCTACCATAGAAGGATTAGGTGCTAAATTTGGTGCAAATATAAGTGGACTAAAACAAGGTGACGTTTGGATAGATGACGCAACATATAAAGACGTTAGTGGTACAGGTTCAATGACTGCTAAAGAAGCAATGCATTTATCTAAGATACTAACCGCAACAGGTAAAGCATTCCATGGAATCAAGAAAAATGATTTAACTAAGTTCCAAAAAGTTATGGCAACTATGGAATCAAAAGGTGCTTCGGGGGCAACATATAAAACATATGCTAACTCACTTATACGTACAGGTGGTAAATTCAAACCAAACTCTCAAGACTACATAAACTATGTTGGTAAATATTGGGAAGAAAAAATAGTTGCAAAAGTAAAACAAGAAAAGACTAAGAATATCAAAAGAGAGATTGGACAAGATTTAATTAAAGAATTAAATGGATTAAGAAAAATGATTGATAATCTTACTGCTTTCCAATCATATTTGGTAGAAGGTAAAATGTTAATTATCAATTGTCTTAACAGAGTTAAGGGTATAGGAACATTCAAGAAAACAAACAAGGGATTTGAAGTAGTAAATCCCGAAGGTTACGTAGCAATCGATAAAGAAGGTGGTGCTGTTAAACTGGTAGACCGTATGGAATTTGCCTATAATAACTTCACTGCACAAAAGAATTGGGATAAATAGAAGTATGTATGACGATTTAATAATAGAAGACGCAGAATACCAAGGTAAGAAGGTCAAACTGAATGACCCTATCAGAAACCCTAGTGGTAGTAAAAAGAAGTTCAAGGTCTACGTTAAGAACGATAAAGATAATGTCGTTAAGGTTGAGTTTGGTGACCCTAATATGGAAATCAAACGTGACGACCCCAAGAGATTAAAAGCATATCGTGCTAGAATGAACTGTGATACAGACCCAGGCCCAAAATGGAAAGCAAACTATTGGTCTTGTTGGCAATGGAGAGCAAACGCACCAGTAGATGACGATGTCAAATATGACTTTGAATATTTCTTAGGTGAAGTAGTATCAATGAAAACTAGACTGAAAATGAAACAGGCATTCAAGAAGAACAAAGCAAAGATACTAAGAGCAAGAAAGAAAGCTGCTAAGAAACCACAACTACAGAAAGGTCAGATAGAAAAGAAAGCAGAATTACAGGCACGTAAAGCAATAGAAAAGAAAATTCTTAAAGGTAAATCCAAGAAAGATTTAGGTGTTGGTGCAAAAGCAGCCCTTGAAAAACAAATGGCGAAGAAACAAAAAGCAATCAAGAAGATTGCTATGAAGATACGTAAAGACGTAATCGCAAAAGAGAAAGCAAAAATCAAAAAGAAACTTGGGGGTGTGAATGAAGAGTTTGCATTACCAAAATATCCAGCACAAACTGATATCAAATTTAAAGAGGATGATTGGGTAATTGGTGACCCTGAAAAGGGATATGAGTATGACACCTCTAAGACTGGTGACCAAAACATGGAAATCATGAATGACTTGGTGGATAAAGAAAGGGAGACAATGAAGTGAAATCTTTTAGGTCATTTAACGAGGCAAAAGAAAAGGGTGCTACATTTACATTTGGTAGATTCAATCCACCCACCACTGGTCACGCAAAACTAGTCAAGAAGTTGGAACAATCTTCCAAAGGTGGTTATGTGCCTTTAATTTACACTTCACATTCAAGTGACCCTAAAAAGAATCCTCTTAGTTACAAACAAAAAATTACATACCTCAAGAAGTTCTTTCCTAAGATTGGTGTTATCAATACACCTGCACGAACTATCTTTGAAATTGTAGTAGACCTACACAACAAAGGATATACGAATGTACGTATGGTTGTAGGTTCAGATAGAGTCAAAGAGTTTGATATGCTTGTTAAGAAGTATAACGGAAAAAAAGGAAGACACGGTTTCTACAAATTCAATTCAATCGACATTATATCTGCTGGTGAACGTGACCCTGACGCAGATGACGTATCAGGAATGAGTGCAAGTAAAATGAGAGCACTTGCTGGTGAAGGAGACTTTGACGCATTCCAAGAAGGTGTTCCAAGTAAAAACAAAAGATTGGCACAGTCATTATATAAAGACGTTAGAACTGGTATGGGTATCAAAGAAGAAACTATACCTTGGTATATCAGAGAAGATTTGATTATGGAAGGTGTTTATGACCAAGGAATATTCAAAGCAGTATTTCTTATGGGTGGGCCAGGCAGTGGTAAATCCACAGTTGTAGATAGACTTGCACTAAAACCACTAGGTTTAAAACTTGTAAACACGGACAAAGCATTTGAAGTGGGACTAAAGAAAGCAGGTTTGGGACTTGACTTAAGAGGTGCAGACTTCTCTAAAGTTGACCCTGTACGTGCGAAAGCAAAGAAGATTACAGGTATGAATCTAGATAATTATATTGAAGGAAGACTAGGACTTATATTTGATACCACAGCTGCTAAGTCAAGCAAGATTGCAAACTATAAAAAGATGTTAGACAAACTAGGATACGATTATAAAATGGTATTCGTAAATACTTCTTTAGATAACGCACAAGCAAGAAACGATATGAGAGCAAGAAAACTACCACCTGAAATAGTAAAGGGTGATTGGGACGCCTCACAAAAAAATGCAAGTAAATTTAGAGCAATGTTCAAGAAAGATTTTGTAGAGATAACAAATAATGATGATGTTAAATCATTAGAAAAGAAAGCAGACCAGTTGTATAGTAAACTACTGACATGGACAAGTAAGTTCCCTAGTAACAAAATGGCAATGGCATGGAGAGAACAAGAACTTCTTAAAAAGAAGTCTAAATAAACATATGAGAGTAACAAAAACTTACAAACAATCTGAATGGTTAGTAGAAGGCCCCGAAGAAGCAGCCTCTCTTAAAGCAGACCAAGCACGTGAAGTTGAAGATTTAAAACGAAGACACGAAGACGAAGTTGAAAATTTAAAACTGAAACACGAAAGAGAGTCGGAAAGACAATCAAAAAAAGACGAAGCAGAAGCTGAAAGAGAATCACAACAAGAAGATACTTTACCTGATATCGAAGATTCAAAATATTTACAAGACGCTGTTGACGAAGGTAAGTTAGTTAGTAGTGTAGACAATGTACTTGATATTATTGTTAAAAAACTTAAATCTGAAATGGGTAAAAGATATAAGAAAGATGCAAAAGACGGAATAACATTTATTAGTTCTATAGCAAAAATGGTAGGAATTGTAGTATCTGATAAGAAACAAGGGAAAAACAGATTGTTCTTAAAACAAGGTGATGAATTAGAAGAAGGACTTTGGGACAATATCAGAAAGAAAAGAGCTCGTGGTGAAAAGATGAGAAAGAAGGGTGAAAAAGGAGCTCCAACCCAAGACCAAATTCAAAGAGCACAGGAAGACAAAGAAGAACAGGATAAAGACGTAAAAGATAAAGAAGGTACTCAACCTAAAAAGTATTACAAAGGTTTAGATAAAAAAACCAAAGAAAAAAGGGACGCACACTTCAAGAAAGGACTAACTGGGCCTGCGCCTGGCGATGAAGACGAAGATGGCGAACCTACAAAGACTAAAAAATCAGTTCATACTAAAAAGTTTGATAAAATGTTCGGAAAGAACTAAGGATAAATATATGTGCACATGTTGTAAATGTTGTAATTGTACATGTTGTTAGGGGAAAGATATGATAGGTAATAAAACAGATAACGGAGTTCATGAAATTGGGACAGACGATATACGTCTGACTTACCAACATGATACGCCTGGCCAAGACGTAGAGAATTACATAAAGGAACAAGAGAAAGCATTCCACGAAGAGAAAGATAGAACTAAGAAACATTTCTCACAGGTATTTGGTAATCCTTTACAGGGTTATCCTCACAACGAAGCATTTGAAGTCAAAGAAATCAAAGAAAATCAAGAAGTATTTGAGAACGAAGAAGGACTTAAAAACAAAGCAGAAAAGTCAGGAATATCTCTAGGTATTCTAAAACAAGTATACAACAGGGGACTTGCCGCTTATAAAACTGGTCACAGACCAGGCGCTACTGCTCCACAATGGGCAATGGCAAGAGTCAATAGTTTTATTACCAAGGGTAAAGGTACTTGGGGTAAAGCAGACTCAGATTTAGCGGACAAAGTCAGAGGTTCAAAGAAGTAACATAATGGAGTAAGTGGTCATGGTCAATGAGGACTGGTTAAGTAAACACGGAACTCATGAACAATACGTCATTAGAACGTATGATTCAACAACAGACTGGATAGATACTACCAAAAAAGAAATGGTTTATGCCCTTGCGGGCAATGGGTGGCAAATCCTGTATAAACGTGACGAAGAATATGGGACAGGTAATAAGTTAGTGCCAGGCACTAAGTTTATGTTACCTGATAATGTGAAATATAAAATTTTAAATAAGGAGAATATAGATTCAAAGTTGGTTCTCAAGATTGAGTTTATATAAATAAAGGTAGTATGAGTAATATACAAGATTGGAAATCGGAATTAGCCAAAGTTCGTTCTTTCGTTAAGGAAGCAGCTGAACCTGTCGTTGAAGAAAAGACACAGGACGATATAATTGCGGAAGAAATTGACGCATTGTTAGAAGGTTTCGAGGAACCAATCATTGAAGACACTCAAGAATCCGATGTAAACAATAAACTTCTTGAAAAGAACATGTTAGGACGTTTAGCTAAATCATTGGACTTAAACGAAGAGAAAAAATCAATGCTTTTTAATTATTTTGAAAAGGGAGAGTTAATCCAATGAGCATAAACAAATTATCAAATGACTTAGTTGAAGCAACTAAGAAAGTCATGACCGCAGAAGAAGAATACAAAGAATTCTTCGCAAAGGCACTTAAGAAATTTAAGGTAAATTCACCTGCTGATTTCAAATCAGACGAAGAGAAGAAGAAGTTCTTTGATTATATCGACAAGAATTATAAAGGTAAATCCGAAGATATCAGTAAAATGCAAGAGTGGATTGCCGCTGGTGGTGACAGACGTAGAGTAAAAGAAGGTGACTCTAGAAAAACTAAAGTCGAAGACGTGGTCAGAGGTATGTGGGAAGAGTCTGCTGGAGAGTAACATGCATTTTCAAGGTAATATATTCCAAGAATTAAAAGAAAAGAAAGTCTTAGATAAAGACGGAAAAGTTGACGCACTCGGCCCATACGGTAAGTCAAAACTTACTGGTATGGAAGTAAATAATTATTTCAAAAAGAACAAAGTCAAAGACGCTAAAGTCAAGAAAGCAGTAGAAGTTGCTTTAGACCTTAGTGGTGCACATTCAGTTGCAACTAAAGAAATTGCAAAGTTCTATGGTAACGCAATGCTTAAAAACAAAGACGTTATGAAAGCACTCAAATTTGCAAACGAATCATTCGTACTAAACCAAGAACTAAATCAAATCCACGAAGCATATCTAATTGAAAAGAATTTAATGCCTGCAATACAAAAGATTGTATCAGACAAACAAGCACAGAAAGTCGGTGGAGTTATGTTAGACATGTTCACTGCAAGTGTTATTGTAAAAGCCTATGATTCAGTCAACGACTCTAACAAAGCTAAAATGGAAAAAGCAAACATAAACATTTTAGTTAAACTTGCACATAAAGTTATGGGTATGAAAGAAGACCTAGACGAAGGTAAGTATGCAAAATACTCAGACTTACTCTTAAAGAAAGCAAGAGAAATGCAAGCAATCGATAAAGCACAAAACAAGTCAAAGGTTGCGAATCCTTCACTAAATGCTCTTAAAGCAATCAACAAAGAGATTGAAAAAGAGATGAAGAAACTTGGTATCAAAGAAGAAGTTATCTCAGAAAAGATTGTAGGAACTGGTGAATCAATCAGTAAAATCTTTAAGACTAAAGATAAGAAAGAGATTGACGGTATTGCAAATCTTATGAACATGACAAGTACCAAAGTCCTTCAATCTATGATGAAACAGAATCCAAAAGGTTTCAAAAGAATGGCTGCTAAAATGGGTGAACTACCTGCTATGGAACAAGTAGAGGAAGGTGCAGTATCAGCCGCTCAAAGAGCTGCTATCGCAATATCCAAGAAAGAGAAAGCAGGAAAGCCTGGATATGATAAAGAAGGTAAGTCTCTTAAGAACAAGAAAGAAGAAACTATAGAAGAAGCTTCTAAAATGGCACCACCTGAACTTATCAAACGTATTGAACAAATGACTGATAGGAATGACCATAATGGTTCATTGATTGCACTCGCAGCTGCAATGAAAGAAAAGAAAGCAGGAAAAATGTTAGAGTTGTTATCACAAATGCATAAAGCAAATGGTTCAATGAGTTCTGACATGATGGCAATGCGTAAGGGAATCTATGATGAACTTATGAAAAAGTCTAAAAAAATGTACAAGAATCACAAAGAAATTAATGGTGCATTCTAATGTCAGATAAGAACGTAAGCTTAGACGCAAGGTATAAGTCTTTTAAAGAGAGAATCAAAAAACTTGGTTACATAAAAGACAATGCTAAAAAGGTAAACAAAGTAATCGAAAAGGTCGGTGACTTTGGTATGATGTCTGACGCAGGGAACAAGAAAGTTGCTCGTGCAGTTGCACAGAGTAAAAACGAAAAGGATTTACGAGCAAGACTAGAGAAACTCAGCAAAATGGCTGGTGGAAAATATGTCGAAGCAAGTGAAGATGAAGTTATCATGAGAGCGGTCAACGCCTTAGACTATGGTGCAAAGGGTACACAGAAACACGCAGATGCGAATGTTATGGTACAACTTGCGTCTATAGACGATACAGGTAAAGATACAGACGTGAGAACAGATGACATGAAAAAGACGAAAGTCAAGGCAGGTGATGCAAGTAAAGTATATAATGCTTTAATGAGTATCAAAGCGCCACTCAGGTCTAAATACTTAAACATGATGCAGAAGGACTCGAAAGGGTTCAAGAAAGCATTTGACGCTGTCTTAAAGGTAGCGAATAAATAAACGAGAGGAAATAAAAATGGCACTATGGGGAGTATCAGATAGCGATGAAAGTAAACCAAAGTATCTTTCAGACGCCGATAAGAAAAACACTATTGCTAAGCCAGAAGGTTGGGTTCTTAAAAAAACTGTAGGTTCTAGAAATCTAGAAGAGATTTTGGTTGCTACTGGTGCAGACCTTGCCGTTGGTATTGGGCAGGCAGACATTACAGAAATTGATTTTGTTACAACAGCATTTGATAAATCAGATGGTGGAACATTATCAGTTAAAGTATTCTTCAACGAGAATGTGACTGTAAGTGGAACACCACAACTAACTGTTGTTAATGACAACAATGCAAACCATACATTATCGTATGCTAGTGGTTCAACCACTAACGAACTTGTATTCAGTCTTGCAATTGGAGCCGCAAACGCAGCTACAGACGCAGGTGACGTACTAAGTATTGGTGCAAACGCAATGTCGTTAAATAGTGGAACTATTGTTGACACAGCAGGTGGTGGTAACGCAACTATCACTAATGTTGCAGGAATAGGAACAGCTGCTGGAACAATAACTGTTACAGCTTAACAATAAAGGGAATATATTATGGCAAATTTTGATAAGTCGGGAGACGCAGAACTAGGAAACTGTGACGTATCCACACTAACTAGTGAAATGGATAAAACCACTATGATTAGTGATGCGGAATATGACGCTCTGTGGGAAGCAAATAAGAATAGGTTTTATAAACACCAAGCGTGGCCTAATCTTTTTGGAGATGCGGAAAAGAATCCGTATGTTTGCACAGACGAAGCAGACGCTAAAGTAAAACTGAAACAGTATTTAACGGATTTCAGAACTGGATATCTTAAGGATTTAGTAGATTGTTACTTCCTTAGAGTATATGAAGGTTCTGATATTCGTGCTTTACTGTTGTTGATTGCATGTAAATTTAAAGAAGATACGAATCCGAAAACTT